CGGCATCTTGTGATATATTCTTCATTTCTTTAATTATTGAGTCTACCTTTTGCAAGGCTTCTTTACTTTCCTGTATAGTTTCACGGCTGGTTTCTAGAAATTGCATGTTTTGTTCCAGCAGTTTTTGTGTTTTACTTTCCTTGTTCCATAATAACGCTATAATTGTTATTATAATAACTAATATAATGACTAAAAATTTTTTGTTATTCATTTTTAGCACACTTCTCGCTATTTATTTTATGTTCATAAGCCGACTTTCCGAAATATCCTATAATTACAGTACTTCCAAGCCATTTTAGCAGGTCTGCGGAAATGTCGGTCAACTTACAAATTCCGGCGGCATCTAAAATTATTAAAAGGCAGGTGAATATTGAGTAACAAAGAACAAGAAGTTTGGCCAACGGAAGTTTTCTTATATTGTCGTTAAATGACATATTAACCACCTATTATTTTTACTATTAAAGAAGCTACTAGTCCGCCCACGCCGCCTGCCGCCGCTATCATTCCTGAAAGCTTAGCGTTGCTCATGCTAATATGCCACAGTTTTTCAGGAACGTCATGAAGTGTGGCAATTTCTTTTTCCACAAGTTGAATACGTTGTTCGTGGTTTTCTAGTATTTTGTCGTGTTTTTCACATTTCCACTCGCGTTCTTTCATTTGCGTTTCTATCGTTGTTAGGCGGTCGTATATTTTTCCAAGGGCTTTTCCGTTGTCTTCTTTAAAAGAAGTCATTTGCTTAGCTAGCTCTTCTATGGCGTTGTTTAGTATTTCCAGTTCTGATGCCGTCACTTATATCATCTCCTATCATTATTATACCACAAAGTTTCATAAAAGTCCAGCCTTTTTAGCCAGGTTTATAATTCGGTTTGTTATCCATCCTTTAAAGAACTTTTCCTGCGACTTGTTGTTTGCCACAATTGAAGTATATAATTTTACACGGTTTAGAAGGACGTTTAAGCATAAATACCGTATTGTTGAGTTGCCCTTTAGGCCAGGTGTGCTTCCAAGTCCTTGTATATTCCTTACTGCCCTTAGGGTTACCGGTCCAATTGTTCCGTCTACAGCTAAGTCGGTATTTGCCATTGTTGAGTTTAAAGCTTTTTGAAGAAGTTTAGCAGCGTTTGCCGGTCCGTGGTTTACTGCCGCATCGAACATTATCAAGTCCAGCGGCTCAGGCATGCAGTCTGCTTTTATTACGTCCCAATATCCTTTTTTATAAATTGTTTTAGCGTGCTCAATCTTTAAATTTTTTATTGTCACGTCATTGGGAACCCATCCTTTCTTCTTTGCAGCATCAAGCGTTCCAGCGGTTATTCCAAAATTAGTTTCGCCACCAAGGTCTGATGGGTCGTTGCTATAACCGCCTTCAAAACCTAATATTATTTGAAAAGCCTTGTCGAATTTCATTTTTATACACCACCATTTATAAAATTACTAAAACGCAAAATAATTAACTTCAACCACGTTGCGTTGTAATGACTTAAAACCATCACGAAATGAAGATAAAAGTATTATAAGTTTTGTGTCTGTTGTAAAAGTTGGCGTTATAATATACGTTGTTCCTGTTATATTTTCTTCTTTTATATTTGGAACTATATAACCTGAACGATAAACTTCTACAGTATACGTTACGCCAGGTTCTGGTCCAATGTTTCCTTCAGTATGGTCTACTATATAAGCGGTTTGTTGAGTTCTATCCCTGTGTGCCCAAGAAAGAATTATATTTTCTCCTTGTCTAACTTCCACGACGTCAGGCTGAAGTATTCCGTTAACGGTAAAGCGGCCTGGCGGATATGGCCTATCGAATCTTCCTTCTACAAAACCAACGATACTACTGGCATTCAATTTACTTAACGTTCCCTTGCTGGTTCTTGGGCAAATTCTTGCGTATATTTGTTGTCCACTTACTCTTTCTGTCATGTCTGGAGTTAACCAACCACTTGCAAAAAATATAACAGTGCCTGCGTTGTGTTTTTTCGGAACGGTATCTAAACAACCCCTTCCTACAGTAACTGTATTTCTTGTTATGGCGTCGACACGAACTATTTCATACTCAAACGGCATATAGCCGCCAATTATTGCGTATGCAGTTGGTCCAACTTCTGCAAGGTCAAGGTCTACACCATTTGTTATTTGAAAAACCGTGTCATTACGACCGACCGATTCTGCAAGATAAGCCACAGGGCAAAAATTACCTGTTCCCTTATTAGGCCAATCGCCAATTGGAAAGTCTGTTACTGAAGTATAAAGGTCATAATTTATTGCCGCCGAATTAGGGCGTGAACCAAGGGCACACATAATTCCATAGCCTTCGTTTTTAGGTATTTGATTAAAATCGGCTGGTGATAACGTTCTAACTAAATCCCAATATGAAGCTTCTATCAGCCCTTCTTGTGGACACGGTGCTGGGTCTTGAATAGGGTCTTGCCAATATTGTTCTTGAACGTTAATGTATGAAGCTTCAGGAAGATAATAAACGTCTTCCATGGCTTCTATCGTTATTACAGAATCATTTGGCGTTCCATAATCTATTTCGCCAATTCTAAAATACATTTCTTCTATTCCAAGTTTTGGCCACTTAAATCTAAAAACACTACCAGGTAATAAACTATACGTTTGTAGTATATTTCCATTACCTTCGTTCCACCTTTCTTCGTGGGTACGCACAACTTTTAGTGTTATTTTTCCCAGAAGGGCGGATGACGCAGCAAGGTCTCGCAAAGCAACTTTCGTTGCCAGTTCTAAATTGGTTATTCCTAAATATTTTTTTTCTTCTGAAACCACCCTTCCTTGTGCTGAAAAGTTAGCAAGATTCTGTACACATACGCTTCTTTCTTCTCCTGTTTCTGCGTCTGTATAATAAACTGTAAGTTGATTTATTGTGTCTGATAAAGATAAGCGTTGATAGCTTACCATTTCTTTAACGTGTCTTTCTTCAATTAAAGGAATGCTGGCGGTGTCATAGTCTGTGTTATAATCTCCTATTAGTTTAAGTTGAAAAAGTCCTGTTGTAGGATTTACAAAAAGAAAACCACCAATGTGGTCAAGTATCATTTGTAAAAATTCTTCAATAGATCCGCCGTTCCAAACAGTGCTTATTCCAAATTTTTCTTCATAAAGTTTTTTAGCCGCTTTTTCAAAAGATTCTTCGTCTATTTGACCTAAACCATGTTCAGTTATAACTTCATAAATAATGTGGGCTGGGTTAGCATTTCCTTCTATATTTGCGTATTCAGGAAGCCAGCCCTTTGCTGGTATTCTGCGGAACTTTGCTTTCCAAGGTTTTATATACGGATTTAAAGCCGACACATACATTTGTTTTCCAACAAGAGACACGACACCACGAAAGGCAGGGATATCAGGGCCTAGTTTTTCACGCAAATAGTTGTTTTGTTCTTGGTTGTCTTTTCCAAACATAACATCTACTTCGCCTTGTATACCGCCTTCCCTTCCTTCTCCACCAAAAAGTACCGGTTGGTATATATATATAGTTGAATTTTCAGTAACGTTTCCTGTCCACGCAGTTTTATCGCCCACTGCAATTTCTAATAATTCATCGGCGTCTTCACAAAAAACCATATGAAGGCCTGCATAATATTTATATCCAACTGTTATTGATATTTTTCCCTTATCGCTCATTTGTTTGTATCACCCTGCTTTTTGCTTGTTCTACAACTTTTAAAGCCATCGCGTCACCTGTGGCAATTAAAACTTCTTCATCAACACCTTCTTTTACCACTTTTTTAAAGTCGATGTTATATTTTTTACAAAATTCTTTTATCCCTTTAACGCAATATCCTATTTTTATAGCGTCTTTAATGTATACCGTCATTTAAAACTCTCGCTTTTTTTAATTGGAACCGTCCTTAAGTCGCCATACCATACAACATTAGGGGACTTTATCCACACCGTTCCGTATATTTTAGGAATGGGATCGGAAGCGTTTACTATTGGAACGTTTGAAGTTTCTATTGTCGACGGCGGCGGCGCTGAAGGTTTAGGTCTAAGAAGAAAAGATAAATAACTAAAAAGAATTCCAAGCCCTAAAGCCAACCAAATATTCATTCTTTATCGCCCCTTTCTAAAAAATAGGACTTGTGGTTGTAAAAGGGTTTCTTCCAGGAATCCACGGAAAACCACCAAAATTCAGATTGTTTCCAAATTTATCTTTGCAAGTTGCAAGCGTATGGTCACACCCTGGGTAAACTTCGACTTGTTTATTTGAAGAAAGCTCTATTATTTGACTTGCTAATATAATAGTGTTTCCTGTATGTGAGTTTATATGTCTTTTGTGCTGCAGCCCTGATTGACTTTCGTTGTATACTAAAAATCCGCCTGAAAAATAACCATCTTGCTTTGCTGCAAAAGCTGAAGAAGTTATACGTGTTCCGTTTACACTTTCTACTGTCGCAACTGTAATATAATTGTTTTTATTTACTTTACACCTTTCACCAAAAAGCATATGGGGACAAGAATATCCATAATATCTCATATTTGCATTTCCTTGGATAGCGGTATAATATGACTCACAAATAAGTTTTGTTCCGCTGTGGTACCATTCGACCGTAACAACCCTTCCTGTCCATTCAGTTATTGTTGGCGGAATGTTTTCAAACAATGGCGTGTATTCTGGATTTTCCGCTTTTATCACAACTAAAACAGGTAGTGCCGGCGTTCCTGTTTTAAAAATATTGGCTACTTCAAAATTTGAAGGTGCCGAAATAGCAAGTTGTGACCTTCTTATGTCGCTTGTTAACGTTATAGACTCCCTTGTCAACGGCATGGGAAGATATGATAAATTATTAACAATTACTTCGTTAGCCGTCGTATTATACCTAAAAACAAAATTGCCATAACTAAATTCGTAAAATTCTATTCTTCCTATTCTTCTTAAAATATCAGAAATTACAAAAGCCATTTTATCGCCTACTTTAAATTATTTTTAATTTATGACTTTTATAGGAATTGAACACTTTGAAACTTTACCTTCATATTCCAGCGTTACTTGGTCCGTGTCAAGTCTAACTGGGTTAATAATGTCCCATCGAATAACGTCTTCTGGACGAACTTTATATGGAAAGCCGCCGAAAGAAAAACCTTCAAAAACAGTGTTTACTGTTATATATTCATCGTCAGAATCAGGAATTGAAGTTGCTCCAGTTATTTCTACAACTAAATACGGCATTTGACTTAATTTTGTTTTTAAAAGTGTTGGTGTGCTAAAAGTTCCATAGCTGGATAACTTAGGACCACGAATTCTAACGATTTCGGCGTTTTGTTCTACTTCTTCTACCAACCGTATTTCGTTTCTAAAACTGGGAATATAAAAATAATTTAAACGGCCACGTAAGCTACAAAGAACTTCTTTCCATGTATACAGTTCTTCTTTTGTTTTTGTTATTTTTCCAAGAACGCTTGTTTTTTCTATAACGTTTCTATTTGGTTCAATTACAATCAAGCCTTGGCCGTTATCTATAAATTCTGATGCGGCATAAATACGTTCGTTAAATTCTTCAACTTTTACGTCTGCATCATCAAGAATAAGTTTTGTATAACGTTTAGGATAATTGGTGAAAGTGTAGGGATCGTGTTCTTCAGTCATATAATTGTCGTCAATTATTATAAACGTTGTAGAAGCGTGGGTAACGCCATAATCTTTTCTCATATAAACGCCGTCTTGAATTGTTCCAGTTAAAAGTGGCATCACAAGGGCGTTGGTATAATTGTTTCTTATAGGTTGCTTAAGATCTATACCATCTTCCCTTATGTTTTCTATTTCTATTGCTTCATATTTGTTGTCTTTTTCCCATATAAAAACCATGTTGGTATAATAAGCGTTTTTAGTGTTAAAGTTTAATATGGTCGTTCCGCTTGTTATTAAAGGAACTTTTTCCGCTTCAAACCATATTGGAACGCCTATTTTTTTGGTTATTTGTCTTTTTGTAAAAAGCTCCATCACCGAACCTTCTTGCGGCTTTTTAGAAAAAGAATATGTTATTATCCGCCTTGGAGAAGGACGAAGCGCAATTCTATATTCACTTGAATAAGTTTCCACAACGTCGGTCAACCATTCCAGTTTTTCTGTAATATTCCGCAGCGGTTCCCAATAGAACACAACTAAGCGTTTTCCAACAACCTTTATCAAAACGGAAAAAGTATCGAAGTTTAGAACTATTCCTGAGTCTATTTCTTCCGGACCACTTGGCGTAACGTTGACACGAAGTTGCTCAGCTTTCATCGGCGGAAGTTCGTGCGGATACGATAGCGGTCCTTCAAAAAATATTCCTTCGGCACCTTCTAAACTTGTTCCGTTTAAAAGCCTTGAGTTTTTCAAACTTGCGTTCCACACTTCGACGTTATAACTTTGTGCACCCATCACAGTTCCTGCGTTGATAAGAAGCGGCGTGATATATAGCTTGTTATAAAAGTCACTAAAGACAGGGCTGGTTTCATAGCCGTTAAAAGAAAGCGGTATAATTTCAAAACCTGGCATGAAGTTTCCGGCGTATAAAAGTATAGACCTTGTTAAAGCTGGTTCAAGAACTGTTTTTGCGTCCCAATTACCACTGGCAATATTCTTAATTATAGGCTCAAGTCCAAAAACATCCGCAGGAATATAGCCAAGAAGTCTTTTGGGAATATGTGCAAATAAAAGTATTGGTTCCAGAAGAAGCAGTTCAGTACGTGGAATAGCATTCCAGTCATAGCTGGCAAGGTTTTTTATAACTGGTTCAAGTCCAAAAACTTGTTCGACGGCATAAGCAGTGTGGGAAACT